CACCAGCGTCGTATGCGTTAGCGCCCTTGTAACCAACAGTACAGTAGTCTGTGGTTGCATATGGGTCAACGTATACTTTCATCTTACCGTTCAGTACACCAGCAAAAGTGTTGCCTGTGTCATCAACGTTCAGGTTGGTCGACATAGCAGGAGAATAGTCGAGCATACCAGCAGCTGCCAGAGCGGAAGCTACGTCAGAAGAACAGATGATGAAGTTACCACGACCACGACGAGTTTCTTTAGCAATCGTGTTAGCGTCACGGTCGATCTGGAATACCAGACCCTTGAACTTCTCTACAGACCAACGACCATCAGCATCAGTATTCAGGTCAAAGTCAGCGGAAGCAGCACCAGCAGCGGTCAGAGCACCACCGGACTTAGCTTGCGAGTTAATGGTACGGATAACTTCACGGTTAATTTCTGCCAGTACTTCAGCGGACAGAATGTTAGCCAGTTCAGTTTCAGCGTCCAGACCATGGATTGCCTTCAGATCCTGAGCCAGTTCCATGGTGTACTCAGCCTTCAGAGCACGAGTCTTAGCAGTTACAGACTGCTTTTCAATGGTAAAGCCCATTTCAGCGAAAGCAGACTGACCTGTATCACCGAGGTTTTCGCCTTCAGTTGTGGACATACCACCGCCAAACAGAGCGGTTGTACGAGCGTCATCTGCCGAAGAGTCGGAGTCGAAGTTAGCAGCGGACAGACCAGCAGGATCAGCAGGCTGCGTAGTAAAGCCAGAGTCGCCAGAGAAACCAGTGTATGGCTCATTAACGCCCATTGCTTCGGAATCTACAGCAGCATCACCACGAGCAGTCTTGTAGCGAGACTTCATAGCGAAGATCAGGCCAGTAGGACCGGACATTGGCTGTACACCAGCTACGTCATATGCGATCAGATTAGGCATCGCACGGCGAACAAGCGAAATCAGTACTGGGTCGAACTTACCGACGTCAGAAGTATCTGTACCAGCTTCGCTGATCATGCCAAACGAGGAAGCAGCAGCTTCTTCACGCATAGCACGCTCTTGGTTTTCGAGGATCGCAGCAGTTACCTGCTTGCGGTAGTGATCAGAAATAGGACCAGCAGTTTCTTCGTTAAGTACTGGCGCCCACTTCGATACGAGTTTATCGTAAGAGATAGGAGATTGCATTTCTATACACCTTCTTTCTTATTATTGTGGTTTATGTGTTTGCTTGAGGGCATTAACATACATAGCCATCGAACCAGTTACTTCCTGCTCTTCAGCAGATTCGTCAACAGATTCTTCAGCTACAGTTACTTTCTTTTTGGTGAAGTACGATTCTTTGATAGTAGCAACCTTCGATGCGAAAGTTTCTTCATCTTCGAAATCAATATCTTCAGCCAGGGACTTCAACTTTTCTACCTGTGTTTCAGCCAGATCACGGGAATGTTCACGGATGATAGCATCACGCTTCAGTTCTTCCAGTTCACCAGTCATACGGATAGAAGCTTCAGTGGTTTCGTTAAGTTTTTCTTCAAGTTCACGAACCTGAGTACCCAACTCATCTACCAGATCAACCTTAGACTCTGGAACTTCAACATAAGACTCAGTGAACAGGTTCTTAAGACCGTTCATGAAATCTTCTGCCAGTTCAGTTCTCAGACCATGCTCGATTGCCAGCTTGTTTTCTTCCATGAACTTTTCTACAACGTAGTTCAGGTATCCATCAATCTGTTCGACCATTTCTTCACGGGTAGTCTTGAGTTCTTCGTCAAATTCTTCTTGAAGTTCAGACTCAATGCGTGCAACTTCCTCAGAAACCTTAGACTTGACAGCAGCTTCCATAATGACTGCAGCCTTATCCTTAAAGGTTTCGGACAGAGTTGCTTCAGATTCAGCCAGTGCATTCATGTCAGCAGTTACGTCAACAGTAACTTTAGCTGCCTTTTCGTGCAGTTCTGGTGTCACTTCTTCAACTTCTGTGTCCTCTTTCATGCCATGCTTCATAGCATTCATCATTTTATTGTAGGAGGCAGAAAGATCAGCCTTCTTCATTTTGGACATTTCGTTGTACATTGCATTGATCATACCAGCTTTAGTGCTTGGCATTGGGTCGCCTTTAGTGGCAACACCGCCAGGAACTTTAGCTTGCGATGGAGCTGACTTTTTAATTTTAGCAGCATCATCTTCCGCAGCCTTCTCACCATCTACTTCAGGTGCAGCTGCAGCTTCAGATACTTCTTCATCAGCTTCTGCTTCAGATTCGTCGTGAGCTTCTTCTTCCTCTTCAGGATCGGGATCCACGACCATTTCTTCAACAGATTCAATGTCTTCCATAAGTTCTTTGTCGGACATGTTTATCTCCTGTTAAAAAT